TATACTACTATGTTACCAGTTCAAAAAAAGTAGCATTATTCTAAGTATACTATTTATACTCTGGTAGCATCTCTTTTTTACTGCTACCAGGTTAAACATAGATCTAGTTTACATAATCTTTATTATCGGAACCAAAACACCTTGTTATCCGGGCCAATTTATATCACTTTTTTACACTGCTACCACAAAAAACACCTACTTTTTTAGAACTGGTTTTTTATTCGTTACTAAAATAAAAGATATCACGTTACTATTTTGTTGGTATCATACCTTCTCACAGTGTGCAAAATATATCAGCTTTTTTTGTATTGGAATATAGCTTTTTTCAAAAGTAGCAAGGAAAAACATGATTCCGAATTCACCTTAGTATTCAAAGTATTTCAACTACTTTTAGATGGGAGGTCACACTGTGGACAAGTCAAAACTATTTTGTTCTTCTCTATGTGTTAGCTGCATCAATACCAGTTCAAAAAAGAGTAATCTTTTCGAATGCAATATATCTGGGATAATTATTATTTGCATCGTGTTTTCTTTTGCCGTGTCTTGTGTAGCTGTCAAAAGTAGGCCTACTTTTATTCCGGTCCCTGTTTTTGGTGTTAGTCCTGGACTATGTTTTGTGTTGATCTGTTTGTCCTGGTTTAGCTGTTGGGTAGGAGGCAGGAGGTCAAGCTCAAAGCTTTTTCCCTGTATAGACCGGCAGGGAGACCGGGGGAGGTATAATCCCCCACAAATATTTTCCGCAAAAAAGCGTTTTTAACGCAAAACTGCGGAATTATCACCTATACCAACATAATATCTCCCTAATTTTTAACCCCAAAATAACCCTAACCTCATAATAACACCTATACTAACCTATCCCCAAAACCCAAAAATCCCGAAACAAACTAATCTTCTGGAATTATTCAAGGACCGGTTTTTAAAAAAACCTTGATATACGGAAAATCCCAAAATTTTTTCAGAAAATTTTTACGAAATTTTATGTGTTTTAGTGATAAAAACATGCCATTAGTGGGAAAAAACCATACCGTAGTTGATATAATATAAATAAGAGGTATTTTAATTTGATTTAGAATATCTCAAATCTGGATTCAGAAAAATATTCAGAGAAATAAAAAGAAATGGTTGATTCGGTATTCATAGCTTAAAAAGTAAAATGAAAAAACTGAATCGTATTTTCTTGGTTACGGAGGAGATAAAAATGATTGAGATAGGTTCCAATCTGAAAGAATTAATTTCATCGTTAGCTATTGTTATAGGTTTTGTGATTCTGGTGATATACGATAGAAAGTAGGGTGAATAGTTAATGAGCAAATGTAAAGAGTGTAGGTTTGAGTTAAGGGATAATTCTTGTGAAAAAGGTAGAAATAATAAAAAAATGATATTTTCTTGTGAAGACTTTAGACCAGAAGGAATTAGGAAGTCTAAAAACCTTCTAAACCTGGTGAAGCGTACAACCAAAAAGTTACTGTTGATGTTGAAGAATTGATTTCTGATAGAGGATCTAGAATGTTGATGAAAGAGGTAAATAGAGGTAGGACTTTATAACTAAGTTTTAGAAGCTGGTTAATAGGTAAAGAGGTGTGAAATAAATTGTATCAGAAGAAAACTAGACATGGAATATTAGTCGATGGTTGGAATCATTGGGAAGGAGGTTTTGATGTAAGTATATCTGTATGTCAGAATAAGGAATGCAAACATTACGTCGGAGACAGATTGAAATTAATTTTAGATCTTGCGATTCCTAATAACTGTACCGTGAATTTTGAGGTTCAAGAATGTGACAATGTTATATTGATTCCTGGTTAGAGATTGGACGTGATATATGGATCAGAAAACAAGAAATCTATTAATCTGGAATGAGGTTATGTTTTCATTTTTAATGGCCGTAACTTCTCCAACGATTCATATTTATTTTGTGATTAAAATATCTCCTACTATTTATTCGTTAGCTAATGTATTGGGAACCATGTTTGCAGCTATGACGAATGTTATATTGAAGACTAATAATAGGAGAAAGATTTTTAGGAAGTATTTATATGTGGTTATGATAGTAGATGTAATATTAACAGCTATAATATCTTCACTTGGATTTGTTGATGCAAATATTAGATTTTTGGGAATGGGATTTGTTGAATCTATAACAGTAGTTATCTGGTATACGATAATAACTGAAGCTATTAATGAGAATTTACATTCAGAGGGGTTAACAAATTATCAAGTAGCTAAGAAAAGTTATTGTTTGTGGGCTACTGGTATAGGTTCAATGATATCTGTTCTTATATGTTACTACGGAATTAATTTTATTTATGAAGCCGTGATTATTCAATGTATTGGAAACCTAATATTTGCATTTGGAGATTATGTTGCGTATAAAAGGCTGAGAGGTGAAAAATAATGTCCGGTAATTTATTAGTTATAAATCGGAAAGCTTATAATATTAACTGTATTCATTTGAAAGATGACGGTGGGTGTAAATCTTATAATAAACGAGGCTGCCCTTTGAAAGACAAAAGATGTTGCTTATTATGTGTTAATCATAGTGCATGTTTTACTCATAATTGGATTGGGTGTACTATAGCGGATCATTATAGACTGAATTTCTTGGTCGATGATAATGAATATGATTTTATGTGGGTCAATAATAATGAGGAAAGTATTTGCCCTATAGATGGGCATTTGTAGGAGGATAAAAAATGAGAAATAATCCATACTGCGGAAACTGTGAGCATCTTTCTTTGACGGAAGAAGAACAGAATAAGTCTTTTGAAACAGGTCGTAAACTTCATATTTGTAATAAGTACGGAAAACGGGTTTATCACATAAACAGCCATCCTAACCTTGATAGGTTAAATAGTTGTATAAAAGATGAGTCGGAGAGGCTGGCTAAACTACTAGAACAGAAAACAGTACCTCATAAATTATATGACAAAAACAATAACCCGGTTGTTAAATATTCTAGGTGCTGTTTTGAGTGTAATAAGTTTGGTAGAGTCTCTGGACCTAGAGGATTGATTCATTGTAGAGAAACCGAATGTGGTCTTGAGGTTAGCGATAGAGGGTATATGTCTAAGACTCATTGGTTTAAGGTAGAATGTAAGGATTGTTTAATATATTACTGCAAAAACTTTGAACCAGACGGTCAAACTTGTTAACTGGAGAGTGAATAATAAATTGAATGACGTTGAATTTACTAGGGTATGGATTTTTGGTTTCTCTTCAGGAATAACATTCATTCTCTTAATGGTCTTACTTGTAAACTGGTTAGATAGTGGTATAGAAAAATCTAAAAAGGAGAGTGAATAATAAATTGAATTCTGCTAAAGTTGAAAAACTAAAAAAATGGTTAAAAGAACAGAAAGATTCTTGGGTTTGTCAGGCTATAGAAACTCCAATATCACGAACTTATGGAATAGTTCTGGACAAGATCGAAGAACTGGAGAAAGAATTAATCTTCACTAATCCGGACGACTACTTAATTGATGTTCAGCATTTTAACGCTGCTAAGTTTACGAATAATAGGCCAATTAAGTTTCGTTACAAAGAAGTAATGAAATGGATCGATTCTCTGGTTTTGAGAACTGAAAAAGACATATTAACTATTGGATATGCGAATGGTAACAGTATTCCGAGAATGGATATCCGTGTTGAGGATGTAAACAAAGGAGAAATACTTCTGAATTGTGGTTTTGAAGATATGTTGGTTCCGTCTAAACAATTTAATACTGAAGTATTAAAAGTAGGAACTCCGGTATACGTTTCATACGATCCTGAAAAATATTCTGGTTTTACAGATAGACATACTTTAGTTATGAAAATTGAAAGGTATACTGCTGCATTTGCGTTCCCAGAGAATAAGGATGGTTTCAGATGGTACACTCCTACAGTAGAAGATATTCTATCCGGAAATGTTAGATTAGTTGTAGGAAAATAATATATTGGGGGAGAGGTAATCTAAATGTTAGAATCAAAAGTTGAGACTATCAGAATAGAGAGAATTAAAAATCAGATAGTTGAAATCAAAGCTCATACTAAAAGAAAACTTCCTGAGTGGGCGATAGGGAAACCTTTATTGGTTAAATACTATTACCCTGATTCTAAGCAGGTTTGTTTGACAGACTTGTATGAAAACGACTCCAAATTTTTAAGAATGAAAGTTAAGGACTTGGTGTTTTACACGGAAGAGCAGTTCGATAAAACTATTGAAGAAACCTTCGGAAAAGGTGTTAACTGGAGGAAAGAAAACAGGTTAAGAAATAACCGAAATTCTTTCAGAGTTCCTATGAGTCGTTTAACCTAAAGTATGTTCGTCAATCAGTGACTAAGTTTGTATAGCTTAAAATGTTAAATACAAACTTAGTCATTAAGAGGTAGGGATTTAAAATGAATTGTTATATTTGCGGAAAGAAACTCAGAGAAACGGAAACCTTTTCTGGTAGACCTTACGATATATGTGTATATTGTAAAATAAATTTCATAAAACCTAGCCCCGGTTTAGCTATAAGGGATTGCCCTAAATGTAAAGGGACCGGTTATGTTAAAGAGAAATTTATTGTTATTAGGGATGTTGTATGTCCTGATTGTAAAGGAATAGGTAAAATATTTTACCTGGAGTGAGGGTATTAGAGAGAATAGAGGGGTTGATACTATAAACATCATAGCGGAAGATAATACTACTAAGCAAACTCTTGATATACATTTATCAGTTAGCCGAGAATCATTAGTTAATTTTGGTTTAGAAGTATTACAAGGGGCTGCGGATATAGCATCGAAAGAAATAGTTAATGCTATATTAGAAGATTTCAAAATGAAATCTAATAGTTATCAAATAACTCCTGAGATTATGAAAATGGTAAACGAAAATATTTCTAAAATCCTGGCCGAAGATTTTATGGATTTTATCAAGAATGGGAAAAGGGTTGATAATAAAAATGTCTGACAAACTAGATTCTAGAAATCTTAAAGATAAGGAAGACCTAATAAAGAAATTACAGAATTGGCCGAGTGATAAATCTTTAGAAATAAAGATAACTATTGATGGTTCTGTAGTTAGAGATATGGGTTTAAGAATTCCTGAGATAGCTATGAATGGGGCAGTAGAAGAATTAAAAAACTATTTTCTGGACTACTACTTAGATATTACAAATAAGAATAGATTTTTAGAAATTATGAGAGAGAAATTATCTCAATCTCATATAGACATACTTATTCAGGAAGAAGTAAAAGAATTTTGTGAAGGTCATTTAACGAAAGAAAATTTTGACTGGTTAACAAAGCAAGTAATAGAAGAAAAAATTAGAAGGATGTGATATGAATGTTCAAATTATCATTACCTATTCACTGTAATAACTGCGGTTTTGAGGGTAGAATAACCTCAGTAAGAAGATATACAGACTGTCCAGAGTGTGGTTCTAGAAACCACTATATTTTAAAGAATCCCAAGTTCGATTATACGAACCAATGTAACGCTTGTAAATTAAGAAGTAAGTTTGGATGTATTATAGAACAGAAAGAATTTAGAACTAAAAATAGATGCAACTGTTTTACCTCCTGCTGTAAGACTATATTTACTTTTAGTAGTGGTAAAACAAAAGAGAAGTATTACTGGCATATGGAATTTAAGAAAAGGGAAAAGAAATGAGAAAGAAAATCCATTATGATGGCTATGCCAGATTAATAACTGGCAAGAAAGGTGAGTTGCTAGAAGTTGAAGAACTTTATTGTAATACAGAAAATATTAGAGATTTATTAGAGGGTTCAGGTGACGATGATTTTAAGAAAATCTCCTACAAAAACAAAAACGCAAGAATTATAGTATTCTTTGTTCTGACAGAAGAAAAGTTTACCTATGGTGAGGGTGTAGAATACGACTGTTTTGTTTCTGTATTGAAAGAAATAGTATTGATTAGAAATTACAAGAAGAATCTTAAGTTAGAAATCATAGAAGTCGTAAAATATAGCAATTTTATAGGAATAACTATTGATGATATTATATACAGTAGTTGCGATGATTATTTAAAAGACTTGGCTGAGAAATATTTTGAATGGTATGGTGATGAACGTATTATTCCTAGAGTTAGAAAAAGAAAGGCTAAGAAATAAAAATGAAATATACCAGGATAACCGATGATGGTAGAAAGCTAGAATACGATACGGAAGAATCAGGTTTTAATCGTGAGAAAGCTAAGAAATTTATCAAGAACTATAACAAAGAAGTAACAGATGAAGAAATGGACGAAATGGATGATATGGAGTTGTGGATTCTTTGGGCAGGAGTAGTTCCTCTTTGTGAGGGAGATTTTAGATTATGAGAAAGAGAGTGAAGGTTAAATAAATGTTACCACTTGAAATAAGGATATGGGATAAAGAAACTAAAAAGATGTCCCATGATGGATTCATAGACATAGCTGATAATGATAATTGGGACAACAACACCTCTATGTATCAAGTAGCAAAATCATTTCAGGATGGAGAAGACGAGAGGTTTGTTCCTACAATACATTTACCTGGAATGATTGATAGGAAAGGAAGAAAGATATTTAGCGGAGACATATGTAGAAGGTATTATGACCATAATCCTGATTTAGTTGCAATATTTAGAGTCGTATTTGAGAATCTAAGTTTCGGCTATTATTGGATTGGGGGAGTAAATTCAATGGACAAGGAATTTAATTCATTTTGGAATTGTGATAACGGAGAAATAAGACCTTTGGGTAAAGACTTAGAAGTTATAGGTGACGAATTTAGAAATCCTGAATTATTGAAAGGAATATAAGATATGAGAAGAGATAAGACTTATTCAAAAATACTTCAAGTGTGTGAGTATTTAGTAGAAAACAAAATATCACTTAAAGCAACTTCAAGACATTTCAAAGTAACGACTCCAACAATTTATCGTTATGTTGAAGAATTAAAATCAATAAATTATGAATTGTACTTGGAGGCAAGAAAGATAATAGAGACATATAAAACTTATAATAGATCTCTAGAGGAAGAATTTAAAGTTATTAGTAGACAGATAGAAATATGTCAGTATATTGCTGACAACAAAGTAACAATAAGCGAAGCTGCCTTACATTTTGAAAGCAATTATGGTTTCATTTATAGTAGTATAGGAAAAGTTTATAATTATAATCCTGATTTATATTATGACGTAAGAAAAGTAATAAATTCTAATAAAGGCCGGGGTGGTAGGAGAAAGGTAGTGTTAAGTTAATAGTGAATTTATTAAAAGGAGGTTTTCGTAAATGGCTTGTACCTGTTCAACTTTTGATTCCGATTCAGGGAGATTCAACTGTTCCGTTTCCGGCTCCGGCTGCGTGTATATGATTCCTGATTCAATAAGATGTGCTAAAGAATATGGGGAAGGACCGGATGCTTCTCAAAATAAATGTGAAGATTGTTTCTTTTTTTATACTGAGAATAATAGAAGATGTTGTATTACAGAACCGTATAGTAATAGTCTCAAACACAGCAAGTATATTGATAAAGAATTAGCTTGTTGTGGTGGATTTAAGAAAAGAGAATTAATAGCAAGATATTACATCGAAAATATTTTAAAGGATGAAAATTATAGAAAGCTATATAACAATAATCCTTTCTTCAGAAATATTTTAATATACCTAGAAAAAGGATATACTCTAAAAGAATTAATTGAGTTTACTTATCAGCAATGCAAAAGAAATGATGATCTTAGACTTGATTTAGAAAAACAATTTTTATCAAATCCTAAACCTAAGATTAAGAATAAAAATTAATGACAATACTCAATCAAGGGTTAGTCTTAAAAATATGCAACTATTTAGTTAATGAAGAATCTACTTTAAGAAAAACAGCAGCTCATTTCAAAATTTCATACGGAACAGTTTTCAGGGCTTCCCTTATGGTTAAAAAATATGATAAAGAATTGGACAAGAAAGTTCAAGCAAGACTTTTAGAAAACTATGAAATGTATCAAAGAACTAATCCTAAGAAAATTAGAAAGAAGAGACCTAAAATATTGTCTCAATTAGAGGTAATAGAAAGAAGACTTGATATTTGTGAGTATATTATCGAAAATAAATGTACTTTAATAATAGCAGGAGAACATTTCAATATATCTCACGAAACAGTAAGAAAAGAAGTTCAACGAATAGAAAGTATCGATCCAGTTCTATACTGTGAAGTTCGTAAAGTATTTAAAAAAAATCTCAAAGAGAGAAGTATTAGAGCTTCTGAATCTAATAAGAAAAGAAAATCTTTAAGGGAATATAATAAGACTAATATAGGTAAGGAGGGTTATTGAAATATGAGAGCTAAAAAGAAAATTTATACCTTTGAATGCTCAGAGTGTGGTGAAGAATTTTTTTCTGAGACTCCTGTATGTAAGTATAAATGTGATTTTTGTGGAAAAGTAGATAAATATAGTGAAATAACTGAAGAAAGGGATGATTCAATAATGCCTAAAGTTTATACTAAAAAATGTACCGAGTGTGGAGACGAGTTTGTAACAAATAACCAAAAAGAAATAGTATGCCATGATTGCGATCCAGGTTCTTACGAATATGAATGTCAAATCTGCGGAGAAGATGAAGGTAGTGGAGTTTATGCTTTAAACGTTTGTGAGGATTGTTATGAAAACCATAATAATGATAGAGCTAAAAGGAAAAAATCAAAGAAAGCATTTTCAGGCTATTTAAAGAGTCCTAAATTCGAGAGAAAAGAAATGGAACAGAAAGAAGTATCTATTCCTGAGATAATAACAGAACCAAGATTTGATAAGGAATATTACCAGACTGGTACAGCTATTGAATTTGAAAATCAGATTGAGGGTTTTGAAAAAACAAACGGTCTTATCTCTGTTGTTAATAACTCTGAATTGATAATATATTGGATGTCTGAGGATAGTCCCTTTGAAAGTTTTACAATAAAAATTCAAGACGTTATCTCCGGAAATGTAAAGCTGAGAAAGTTATCATAAAACTAAACTAAGGATTTGCTGTCCGGGATTAATTTTCTTGTAGAAGAGCAAATCCTTAAATAATATTTTAAATATAAAAAGGGGAGAAATAAATTGAACAACACAACTCTAGAAGAGTATTTATTACAAGCCGGGAAAAGACTTCCGGAGAAATCTGAAAATGTTCTAATAGCTTTATTGGAAGACAGGTCAAGTAAGGAAGACTTATCTTTAAAGGCTCAGGTTAGAAGATCTTCTTTGGATGACATAGTAAATAGATTATACACTCTAGGTTTCTTGGATATTTATTCTGAAGGTAAAAGTAAGATTTGCAAGATAACCAATTTGGGGAAAAGTTATTTAAAACTACAGATAGATAAAGTTAGTTAGTCTATTGAAGTCTGACTCTGGATAGATTAGAGTCAGACTTCAATAGAACTTGATATAATTAATAACAAGAAATACTCTAATATTAAAAGTAAATATTGGGAGGGATAGGATATTTGAAACCTGTAACCAAAATTCATATAGTCATGGTTGAGAAGGTTACTGGCAAACCTTTAGGAGATTTAGTATTCCCGGAAGAAACTCTTATTGGGGATTTAAACAACGCAATAGTAATATGGTTCCCTAAAGATAAAATATTTCCTGAAAAAGACTTAAAGGGTATAGTTTCTGCCACTGGTAGGCCAGTAATAGCCTTGATAAACGGAGCGGAAATAGGATATATAAAAGAAATTGTGGAGTGGGTAAAAGATGAGTCGAAAGAAAATTAAGAAAGCTGTTTATCAGAAATTAAAACCAGAAGAAAATCTTGAATTGGTAGACAAGATGATGAGTCAATTCTATCAATATATAAAAGATAACGAAAAGTATCTTTTAGGAAGAACATTTAGAACTGCTATTATGAAGTTTGCTAATAGATTGGATAGACCTCAAGATTTCTTTAGGATATCTAATCTTATGATTCCTAATACTATTGATAAAGTAATAACATCAAAGCATCTTTATGATTTTACTCAGTATGGGATCTAAATGCTACAACTGTAGAAAGGCAACGCCTCTATTATGTTCTTGGATTAAATCTGGAGACTTAGATGGTAAGGGATACAAGAAAAAGAGCAATTCATTTGTTGTAGATGGATTTATCACTGTAATAACTGAATGTCCGGATTTTATAGAAGGAAACCTTCCGGGATTAAGATCTTGTTCTTTGGATAAAAAGAAAGATAAAAAAACATTATTTGAGAAATTAATAGAAATAAATGATTTAAATAAACTTTTAGAAATATTGAACAAAATAAATTATACAGAATTAAAAGGAAGTGAATTTCAAGCTATCTCATTAAAATTCTTCGGTAAAGAAGGTAGTTTGGGAACTAGAAAGCCTATGTATTACGGATTGATTAAAAGACTTAATAAATTAAATGATAGGGAGGTTGTTCAAATTGGAGTCTAAAGAATTTATAGGGTTAGTATCTCCGGCAGCTCAGGAATTACAGAAGAAATTTGGGATATTTTCATCTGTAACAATAGCTCAAGCAATATTAGAAACAGGATGGGGTAAATCTTTACCTATAGACAAAATCACTAAACAAAATAGTTTTAATTTATTTGGAGTTAAGGGTAAAGGACCGGCAGGTAGCGTTTCCTGCCTGACTGAAGAGGTTTACAATGGTAAGAGGGTTACTATTACAGCCCAATTCAGGGCCTATAACAGCTATTTAGAATCATTAGAAGACCATCACAAGTTATTAATGAGTGATAGGTATTTACGGGTTCGTAAAGCAGAAACTCCAGAGATAGCTTGTAAAGCTTTATATGATTGTGGGTATGCGACAGATCCGAAATATGCTAATAGTCTTATAAGTTTAATTAATCAGTATGGTTTAAAACAGTACGATATTATAGAACCAAAACCTGTCCCCGGTCCATTTCCTGACGTTCCGGAAGGTTTATGGTACTCCGGCCATGTTACTAGATGTAAGAATGCCGGATTATTAAAAGGTGACGATAAAGGAAATTTTAATCCCGACAAACCAGTAAGTCATGTAGAAATGGCAGTAATATTAGCTAGACTTATGGATTTGGGAGTAATAAAGGGATGAATCAAAAACATATAACAATAGATCAATTTAATGAATTAACAGAACCTCAGAAAGAATATTTACAAAAGTGGTGGACAGAACCTCAAATGGGAAACCTCTTTGTTATACCAAGATTTCAAAATAGTAAGTATGTCATTCTTGGAAATAGTGAAAACCCCGAAAATATCTACTGTAATCGTGGGGTATTCCCTAAAGAATGGTGTTATCCCTTACTGAGTGGGTGGGATATGTTAATGTTTTTAAGAAATAATGATATAGAATTTTATAATAGCTATTTTAGAGTTGATTCTGAAGAAAAACTTTTAGAAAATTTATGGATAGATTTCAAAATAGCTATTAACGATAGGATTATCAATGAAGATAAAGAAATCATTCAAGAAGATTAGACCTGTAAAGTACAAGTACAAGTACAAAGGTTTAGTAGAGGGATATAGGGTAGTTTTGATTAACGGTAGGATTACAAATCCTAAAGCAAATGATAATCTAATATACCCGATATATCCTTTAGAAATAGCAATACAACAATGTAATATCCTATTCAACTGTCTAGTTATTAAAAAGACAGAAGAATTAAGAATAGAAGAATGTAAAAATGGAAAGTCAAAAACCTATTTCGTCTTAATTAAAGATGGGAAACAGGTAAATGAGAAATTATCTTTCAAAGAAAAGAGGGTTAAAAGTTGAGTGAAAACCTATGTAAACAATGCGGTAAGTGCTGCGAGGTTATAGTATTAAGTGTTAGTATGGAAAGAATTAAGGATTTGGCCTATTTAGATAATGGTTCTGGTTTTACAGAAAAAGAATCAGATGTTATTTTTATAGCTAAGAATTGGTCTGAACTATCAAAGAAAGATGCTATATCCAGAAACCCTCATATAAAGACTTGGAAAGGTGAGGGGGATATAGACAATAATGAAAAATATTTTTATGAATGTCTTAGATTTAATAGGGAAACTAGAAAATGTTCAGCCTATGAATCAAGACCTAAAGTTTGCTCTGGTTTTCCGTATTACGGTAAGAAAATTAATCCTAAAAACTTATATTCTCCAGAGTGCGGTTTTGTTGAAGAAAATAAAAAAATTGGAGATATACAAGACATAAATAATGCTTTGGGAATAGAATTAAAACCTTGGCAAATAGATTATATTTTCGATGGGGAACCTATTCCTGAAATATGTCCGTGTATTGTGAAAATACCTTGGATTGATAAAGAAAATATAAAGATAAATAAAGGTTTTAGTAATGAAAATTACTGTTCCTTAAGAGGTAGAAGAATAGGTAAAACATTAGCCTATTGTATTAGGATTATTCTTGGATTTTCAGATGATATTCATTTTAAAGACTTTTCCATAAGAAGGGAAGATATCTATATTTTAAGTGACGAATGTTTTGGTCCAAGTTATTCAACAGGATGCTTTAGGAAAATGTTTTTAGATACTCAGGATAAATTGACCAAAGCAGGTTTTAATACTATAAGGTTAATAAGATCATGAGCGAAGAACAAACCCCTTATTCTTTCAAAGATAAGTTAGATAGTATAACTTGTGACTATCTAAATAAGAAAACAAAACAATGTGAATCTGACTTCACTTGTAGCCAGATAATCACGGTAACAGTATGTTGTGAATTCTGCGGAAAGAGAAATTGGTGTAATGATAAATGTACAGCAGCCTTTATCACAAAAGGGAAACCAGTAATAAGGGTCCCTCAAATTAATAAGAAAAAGAAAAGATTATTCTAAATTGGGGAGGGTTTATAGCCCTCCTCCGTCATTTTTAAAAACGTCTTGATATAATAGATAATAGGAGATACTTTTTGGAGTTGATAAATTTTGAATAAGAGATTAACGGAAAAGGATTTATTATTATCTAAAACTATATCATACGAATATACCGATGAAGAAATTATGAAAGCTAGATATGATGAATTTGCTTTCGATGATTTATTTATGGAACCTAAATCTATATCTATTAGAAAATTTATGGCAAGGAGATTCTTCCCTCCATCCGGCCATACTTATGAAGATCTTCATCAAATGTCTGATATAGGTTTTTGGCTGGCTGTTAGAGATTATAAACCCGGAAAAATGTCATTCAATAATTTCGCTAAAGAAGTTATTAAAAGAGTTCTTATAACATTCATAGTAACGGTTCTAAGAAAGAAACATAATCATTTAAACAATTCATCATCTTTAGATGATGTAATTTATAACCATACAGATTCCGATAGTAAAAGAACCTTATATGAAAAGATAGAGGACAAGAAGAGAAACAAAAATGATGCTCTATCTCTAGTTATAGGTAAGGAGAATAACAAGGAAATATTTCAGATAATGAAAAAACATTTAAGTAGTCTGGAATATAATTGTTCCATTTTAAGAAACATTGAGGGTTTGGAGTACACAGAGATAGCTAGACTAACTAGAACCAGTATTAAGACTGTAGATAATGCCCTACAGAGGGTAAAAATAAAACTCAAAAAGAAAGAGGTTTTTAAGGAAATAATGAATTCTTACCACTAGGAGGAATTTAATGAGTAGACTGATAGTAGTATCCCTTATTCTGATGATGATAATGGTTTCATTTGGTTACAATCAGGACTGTTTAGATGTTGAGTCCAAACAGATTCAAGACTTAAAACAGTCTCTAGATAAAACTAAGAAAGAACAACTAGAAATACAGAATCAAATTGTCAAACTGAAAGAAAAACAAGTTCAATTAGAAAAGAAATTACAGAAAGAAACATCAAGATCATTTGATAGGAACAGCTATAAATTAACCTGCAAATTAACGGCTTATTCAGGAGGGCAACTAACTAAAATAGGGACAAATGCTAGGACCGGTATTGTAGCTGTAGATCCTAATGTAATACCCCTAAGAAGTAAAATTCATATAGAGGGAATGGGATACTTTACATCGGAGGATACCGGAGGAAATGTAAAAGGAAACTGGGTAGATGTTTTTATGAATTCTAGATCCGAAGCTTTAGAATTTGGAGTGAAGAATAGGGAGGTTACGGTATATGTCAAATAGAATGTGTGATTGTGGAATGAAGATTATCCTTAACAAAACTTCTCCGGTAGGGATAACCTTTTGTCCGTCTTGTCAGAGGATTATTAAGAAAAACTGTGTAAGCTGCAAAACTAAGTGTGATGAAAGGGGTGGGTATAGCAAAGTCTGTGATAACTATGAACCTCTTAGCAATAAAGGTATGTCATTAGTTTCTTATTCTGGGGAGAATAAATAATGAGATACACTTTGATTCATAAAGACTATCCTCCGTTTATAAGAATACCTATCCATCCAAAGCAACTTTTAAGGGCTGTAACTTGTAATCCGAAGGATATTCCAGACTGTATTCAATATAAAGAAGTTGAAATAGAACTAACGAGAAAGCCCTGGGGTTGTATATGCGGATATTGTAAAGAAAATGATACTTTGTATTATAAAGAAGTTTCTCCAGATAAAATTCCTAAAAGGATATATTTAAGACCTAAACTAGCATCTCCGTCTGAAATAGCCAATAGACTAGATAAGACTCTTCAAATGATAAATAAAGAATTATCAAAAGATAAACCTGATCTTGATCTTTTAAGAAGAGTTATGTGTAAGACTATAAATGATGGAATATGTGTCTCTGGTTTTCTTCAGAATAGGAATTAAAAAATTTAATCCGGTCTATAAATAAAAAGACCGGATTTTTCTATTTACAGAATTAAAACGTCATGTTATACTTGATATTAGGAGTGAATATAATGAAAGATGGGTTTATTTATTGTTGTGAAACTTGTGATAATTATTTTACACTAGAAAATGAAGAAGCTTTTCCCGACTGTCCAGAGTGTGGTTATGATAATACTACTGTAACAGGGGAGAAAATGAAAAATGGAAAGGTCGTAGTTGATAATAAAGAGTATTAAGAAAGGAGTTGATAATAGATGCAAAGATTAATACTAAGAGATTTCTCTAATGGTGATAGGAAACCTCTAAAGGAGTTAGGTCTTGAAAGTAACTGTAGGATAATTCATGTTTGGACAATTCTATCCGAAGATATTCTATATAATAGATTTAGTCCCATAACTGGCGAAAAAGAAACCGTTGGTTTAGATGATTCAATATTAATTCACGGACATAATGTTTTCTTAGAAGATATGGGGCATGATTGGAATATCGTTGATGGGGATAAGTTTAAGTTTAATGGACAGGGTAAAAAGGGAGAAAAACACGATCTACTGATAGAATTTGAGAGAATTACTTTTTGATATAGGGTTACAGTAAGAGATACAGATTCAAATTTCAGTTCTGCTGCTGCAATGGTTTTAGGTGGAGAAACTGAAGAAGAGGTTATTAAAAAGTATTTTTCTAAAAATGATTGGCTTAACGAGGATCAAAAAAATAGAGTTATAGCGGAACCAATTTTGGAGAAAAGGAATCTAGTAAAGGAGTCAATAATAGATGAATAATGTTAAAATAAAGGAAGGTCAAGATGTTTATTTAGTTCCTATAAATAATAAGTTGAGAACTACTAAAGAAATTCAGAAATATAGAGTTGAGAAAGTTGGTCGTAAATATTTTTATGTTTATAATCCAGACAAAGATTTTCCTACTTCTCTTAAATTCGATATAGAAACATTAGACCAAATTACAGAGTATCGCCCAGATTGGAGAATCTATTTCTCTATGAAAATGATTGAGGTAGACAAAGAGATTTTAGAATTGTCAGATGAAATTAGAACATTTTTAGGAACTTATGGTTGTTGTAAACTGTCCCTAGATCAACTTAGAAAGATTAAAAATATTATTGGTGGACAATAAAATTGAAGTAAAAGAATCATGGAAAACTTCCTGCTGCCTGTATTGTTCTAAACTTGGAGACTGTTTTAATAGTCCTTGTAGAGTATTACATTGTGTAGTATGTAGAATGGATGCTTATTGTTCTTCATACGATCCAGAACAACAAACTTCATAAGAGGAGGATTTAAAATAATGAAAATAACTAAGGATATGTTGAAAGATAATGCTTTTCTTCCCAAACTTCCAAATACCATAGACTGTTGTTATAAATGTTTAAAAAGGGAGAAATGCTCAAGAGTTTGTAGTGTAGTTATAGATAATTTAGTATGTACTATTTTGAGATGTAATCCTGATCCTTGTTCGGACTTCGAACCTATTCCCAAGAATAATAAACCGGAAGAAAAGGTAAGAAACTCACTTTGCAATATTCCGGTAGAAGTAGTAGATGGTTCAGAATATAAACCTGATGATTTTGATGTATTTATCAATAGAGTAAAATCATTAGCTGAATGCTGGGAAAATCACAGAAATAGTAACAGGCATGTTGACGGTGTATCTAAAATGTGTATAGAAGGTTTTCTATCCCAAGCTAATGATGGATACTCAAAACTTCTTATTGAAAATACTATAAAATTATGTGGGATGAATCATAAAGGTTTTGTTGACAAAAACTAAATCCAGATTTATAATATTTATCGGCAGGTATTCAATCTATCCAATCATCACCCAGAAGAGAACCCTCTTGAGAAATTTGAGGGTTCTATTTCTTTTTGGAGATTTTTATTTTCCCAATAATATCAACATTTAAAGAATACAAATTTTAATAAAAAAGAAAGGGTCGATTTAATCATGAAAAGGGGAGTCAAGAATAAAGAAGATACAATCCCAAAAAGTAAAATACCTAAAAAATATAAGAAGGTCAAAAAGGCCAAGACTTCTAAACCGAAAGTAACTACTGTAACTATTGGGAGTAATCCATATAAGATTCACAACTTCACCCATGTTCATCTTCAGATAATAGATGATCTAGTCGAGGGAAGACTCAAAAAAGGAGAAATAGCTAAAAAGAATGATATAACTTCACAAATGCTTTGTAACTACTTTAAAGATCCTCAATTTATGAAGATGTTACAGTCTGCTCAAATGGAAGCCGAGTCTGTATTTAGGACTGAAAGAATTAGATTCTACAGAAGAATAGCTCAAGCAGCATTAATAGAAATAACTCATAAATTAGAAAGTGCAAAAGAAAGAAAGAAATTAACTGTTCCCACATTGTTAAATATGGTAGACAGAACTTTAGATATGCTAGACAAAGATAATGGAATATCATCTTCTGGAGATAAGAATAAAAATACTACTCCCGGAAGCGTAAATGTAAACATAATGAATACAAGTTTAGAAGACCAGGGATTCAGAAACCAATTTAAGATGATATTAAAAGGAGATTCTCAAAAGAAATTACCAGAACCAAAAGCTATAAATGTAGATTTTAGAACTGAAGAAGATGTTGAAGATGAATAAAGTATCTATTTTTGGTAAAAATAATAAAGCGAAAATAACTTTCTTAAAAACTCTCCCGTTGGAGGGTTTCTTTTTATTTAGAGGGCTATTATGCAAGTAGATACATTAGGAAATTATAATCAGAATGAAGCAAGGAAAGATTATTTAGATTGGTGTTTGAAAAATTTATTAGCAAGTAAGGATAAAGAAGAATTACACGATTTTATAACTATAATATTAGGATCTCATGTTCCTAGATTATCTGTTTGTCCAGAACATGATGCTCCATTCGATTTCTTGGCTGACTTATTTTTTGAAGACGTTCTAAACGCTTTAGTTTTGGCAAACAGGAACGGGGGTAAGACTTGGAATTTTGCCATTAAAAATGCCTTAGATGCTGTTTTTAAAGGTGTTGAAATTGCAAACATTGGAGCTATTCAAGCACAGGCAGAAAAATGTTTCAAGTATACCCAAGATCATTTTAAAGAGGGAACATTATTAAATCCTTTTGCTATTGAGCTTCTTATGAAGAGGTCTAAGATAAGAACTTATGATGGATTTATTTCAGAACTTCAGATTTTGCCCGGCACAATGGCAGGAACTAATAGCCCACATCCGGAGAAAGCTAACTTAGATGAAATAGATTTAATGGACTGGAAAATACTCCAGGAGGCTATGTCCATGCCTAAATCTACAAAAAGGGCTAGGGCAAGTCTTTGTTTAACAAGTACCCGGAAATCAGGATCAGGTCCAATGCAGAAATTATTAGACGAAGCAAAAACAAGAGATCTGAAAGTCTACTCCTGGTGTATCTGGGAGGTAATCGAAAACTGCTCATCCAAAAGGTCAGGTATTATTCCTGTGGAATATGAATACCTACCATACGGAGAAAAGGATAAATACAAAAGAAAAACTCTCTGGGTTTATACTCATAATAGATCTCTTAAAAATAGATACGTAACAAAAGAATTTCTAGAAGAAAAATCAGATCCAAGTAAATATTCTGGATGTTTAGCATGTCCATTAATTGAGGTCTGTCAAACTAAAGCTAAAAGGTCTGACGGATATTATTTGATTGATGATACAATTAGCAAGTTTAGAAATCTAGATAGGGAAACCTGGGATGCTCAATGGGAATGTAAAAAACCAGGGAGAGACGGATTAGTTTATAAAGAATTTGATGATATTCATATTATAGATAGATTTGATAGGAGCTTATATTTACCTGTAGATGCTGGACAAGATTTTGGATACACTAATCCGGCTCATACGGTATTTATGCAAAAAACAAATAGAGATCAAATTATTATTTTTGATGAAATAGTAAGAACCCAAACTACATTAAATTTGTTAATAAGTGAATGGTGGAAACCTGCTCAAGAGGAATACAATACATTGGACTGGATATGTGATCCTGAAGATCCTAATGCTATTGCTCAAATGAGACAAGCTAACATACCTGCTAGAGCTGCGGTTGACCGTGAAGTGGATGCAGGTATCAGAACCCTAAGAGGGCTTATAAAGCCCAGTCTAGGGGAACCCAGGCTGTATATATTGGCAAAGTGTGTAGAAACAATTAGAGACTTTCAAAGTTACCCTTATAGGCCAGGAACAGATAAACCATTTAAAGATAAGTTTGATCATGGCTGTGATGCAGCGAGATATTGCATTCATACTAAATGGCCGAGTTTATCACAGCCTAAAAAGCAATTTAGAGCTACAACGGCTTGAAAATATTTTATTAGTAAGGGAAAATACCGTAACTGATTAGATATAATAAAGAAAAGGGGGTGAATGGATATATTAAAAAACAAAGACTCTAATGAAACTATTCCGATCCTATTGAATTTTACCGAATCAGAAAAGATTATTTTGATTAAAGTTATTGCTTCAATGGATATTCAGGAAGATAGTTTTGTTTTAAACGATTATGAAGATTCTATAGGTTGTAGAGGTCATTATAAGTTAAACTGGACATCCGTTTTAAACAAACTTCTTACAGATGAAGAAAAAGGTTCTGCTTTTGGTTACATGATTCATAATTTTGGGTGGAACCTTTGGAATAATTTAATCTGGCTATTTGATTCCGTGTTTGATGTTCCAAGAGTTCCGAAAGGTCTTTCTTCTTGTAATATGAGAGATCAGGAGACAGAAGAATTTAAAAAATTTCAAGAACAGTATAGTTTATTTGTTTCTGATTTAATAGAGAAACATTTAGATAAGGCTGAACTTGAAAGAGTATCAGTTTTGCCGGAGTAGGGTTTATAGTTAAAATAAATATAATTTAAGGAGAGTGTTAGAATGGATAAAGTTACAATTAAGACTGGTGAAGAAACAAGAATATGTCTCATGGTGGATGAAAATTGTCCGGATACCTCTTTGAAGTTTGAACAGCTATCCGATAACACAGTTAAGATCGAGAAACTGCCGAGTTTTCAGGAAGGTGAATTAGAAGAGTTTGACGAAGAACACGAATCACTTCCGGTAATTGTCACCCTGTATGGAGATAGGTTGAAGAGTGTTTCTTTCAATATGGAAGACGATAGCCTAACCTTCACTACAATGAAAAGGGCTGCCGATGATAAGAATTATTCTAGCAGGAACATTCTCCTTGAAACTATGAATAACCCTGAAGGAAATAATTACGTCCAGACAGTTTATTTTGTGGAGGACTTTGCCGACTCTGGAGTAAATGCTGAAGAAGAGGAATAATAATTAGGTTTTAATACCTATTATTTTGATTAAGAAAGGGGGTTCTTGAATGGATCAGACCGTATCAGAAGAACAAATTTTAAAAGGAACTATAGATTCTGAGTGGCTGGCTACAGAGATAGCCGTAATGATATACTCTTCTAGTCGGAAAGAAATTTTCGATGTTCTGGAGTGTATTTATGAAAAAGAACGAGACCCTAGACTTTCTGCGAATAAGAAATTAGTGAGCAATATTCTTAATAAAACCTGTAAGAATATCAGCAAACTAATTGCCGATGTTTTGGAGAATTGGGAAGTGGAAGTTGAAGTAGGGGGAAAAATTTCTCCAGAAGAAACACTTCCAGCTATTAGGGAGTACAACAATACCAGGGGAATGATTGGTTTACCTCCGATACTACGTCCAGAAGTTTTTATTAGTCGTATTTCTGAAGAAACCAATATATCTCCTGCTATTGTGAAACAGATTCTTGATGCCGAAACAGAGTTAATTATTGAAAGAGTTAGTCCTAAAAAATTATAACGGAAAGAAAACACCAGGAGTTTATTATTCTGGTGTTTTTATTTTTGTCATAAGGGAAAAACTGAAAATGTCTTGATATAATAAAGATAAGGACAGTTTTAAGGAGGTTCGTTATAGTGTGGAATTGTAAAAATCCTAGAGACTTTTATCCATCCAAAATGTTTTGCTCTATTTGTGGGAACATTCAAGAGATTCAACGTCCTAAAAGGAAAACTAGGAAAAATGGTCATATAAAAGACTTGTGGTGTATTCGGTGTAAAACCGAAACTAAACACATTGAAAACGCCG